CAGTAAGCCATGTTTCAAGCAATGGGACTATCAGCAATTCAGATGCAATTCGAATTTCATTTACTCGCACTGGTTTGAAGGGCGATACCGGCTCTACGGGCGCAACTGGCTCTACAGGAAGTACGGGAAGTACGGGAAGTACGGGTGCAACTGGAGCGGATGGATTTGGGGGGTTACCTTATACTTTTAGTACAACTACAACTGACAGCGACCCAGGTGCTGGTGTTATTAGACTAAATAATTCAATTGGTTCGGCAACAGCCGCATTTATTGACGATACATCTGCCGCTTCTGGCAATCCCGATGTTAGTGCTTTTCTACTAACCTGGGATGATTCTACAAATACGAGTGATCGAGGTCAGGTAACGATTGTTAAAAAAGCCGCACAGCAAAATTTTGCAACTTATAAAATTAGCGGAACAAGCACGGATGCATCAGGATACGTTAAGTTGGCATTGACTCATGTGGACAGTGCGGGAAGTTTTTCAGACAGTGATGCTGTCTTGGTTCATTTTACACGATCAGGTAATGCGGGTTCATTAGATGACCCCATGACAACTCGTGGGGACATTATTGTCCGCGACAGTAGTAATGCCACCGCAAGGCTTGCAGTTGGGTCAGCAAATACAGTTCTTAAATCTGATGGTACTGATGTTTCCTATGGAACGATATCAACAAATAATATTGCGGATGACGCAGTATCTCTTGCTAAAATTGCAAGTGGTACTGATGGCGAATTAATAACTTGGGATGCTAGTGGCAATCCAACCACTGTGGGTGCTGGTACAAGTGGACACTTTCTGAAATCACAAGGGGCTGGAAGCGTTCCAGTATTTGCCGCTGTTGAAGCTGGCGGTGGATATGAACTTTTAAGCGCAACGACTTGCTCTAGCACTGCTAGTGTAGCTTTGGAAAGCATGGAGGCTGGCTATCATTATCGATTAATTGGAAGTAATTTAAGTCCCGCCAGCAATAATAATGACCTCTTCGTACAAATAGGTACGTCTGGGCCAAGTTACGCAACATCAAATTATCAATATCTGGTTGGTGGGTACTTGGCGACCTCGCACACAAAAGAAACGTCAACTTCTGCAAGCCAGTTTAAACTTATCGGACAAGGTGGTGGAACCTCAACGGGTGAGCAATATTTTGTGGACATTCATATATTAAACCCTGCCCTTGCTACAGGACGTACTCACCTTTACGGGAACGTGGGTGGCAAAGCTCACGATGGAAATATGATCGAGCAGAATTTTGTTGGCTTTCGAGCAACGGCAGAAGCTAACACGGCAATTAAGATTTACTTTGCTAGTGCAAATATTGCTAGTGGTACGGTTTATTATTATAGAATTGCAGATGCGTAAGGGGGGCTTAAAATGGCAAATGATAAAAAAGTAGTTGACGGAAAAGTTGTTACTTTGACTGACGCAGAACAAACTGCGCGTGACGCAGAAATAAAAGCTTACAACGACCAAGCGCACACAAGAGCTTGGGTTTCACTTCGCACAAAAAGAAACGAACTTCTAGCTGAATGCGACTGGACAGTTGCAAGCGATACTGCGTTGTCAGACAGTAAAAAAACTGAATGGATAAATTACAGAAAGCTTCTTCGCGATTTCCCTGGAACTCTAAATGATACCTCTGTTCAAGGTACTATAACATGGCCCACAAAACCTTCGTAGGTGATGCATGGACCCAGTTACAATAGGCGCAGCTATTGCATCAGCTAAAGTATTGGTCAAAGGTGCAAAAGATGTTGGCGATTTAGCCAAGTCAATTGACGCAATTTTTTCTGCAAAAGAACAGCACGCAAAAAATTTAAAAAACAAAAAACCAACGAACACAGTTGCATCCAGAAATCAAGGTATCTTGGAAAAAAGGGCACATGATGATGGTGGTGACACCGACATCTCCACAGTTGCAAATGAGGTCATTCAGGCCAAGCAGTTGGAGTCTTCTCTTAAAGATCTTGAATACGAAATTAATCGCAAGTACCCAGTTCCCTATGGCGAAACAAAAACATGGGATTTGATTATTGAAAAACGTGAAGAAAAAATAAAACAAAAAAAAGAGCGCGCAAAAAAAAGAAAAGAAAAACAGGCTCTTGCAAAAGAGGAGTCGAGAGAGTTTTGGCAAAAAGTGTGGATGTACCTGTGGCAGTCGATTGTCACGATTTTGGCACTGGGGGGGCTAATTATGTTTTTACGGTGGGCTGCTGAAAAGGGTGGAAGTTTGTAATGGAACTCACAGCATCTCATGCAATTCAGGGCGTTATGCTACTTGCTACAATTGCGGGTGGCTATGCGGTTGTGAAATCAAATCTAAGTCAGGTAATGAAGGATTTAGAACAGTTCCACAAGAACTTCGATGCATACAAG